TTTGGCCACGGCATCGGTCAGGGCAGCAACGGCGGCAGTCAGGTCGGCGGCAGTGCTCATAAGATCCTCAGTCAGTTTTTCGAGGCGCAGCACGCGGTGCTCGAGGGTGTGTTTCCGGGCGCCAGGCAGCAGCGGGCGCTTATTCATGCGAGGCAGAGTGTAGCATGAAGCCGCTCGCAATCGATTTGTTCTGTGGCTTGGGTGGCTGGACTGAAGGCTTGTTATCCGCTGGTTACACCGTCGTGGGCTTTGACAACGAACGGCACGCCTATGGAGAGGCCAAGTATCCCGCGCAGCTCGTGATCCAAGACGTGCTGACGCTCCATGGGCGGCAGTTTAAGGACGCCGCGTTGATTGTCGCGAGTCCGCCGTGTCAGGCGTATTCGTATCGGGCGATGCCGTGGAAACGGGCCAAAGCCTTGCCGCCGCCATCGAATGAACTGTTCGACGCCTGTTTTCGGATTCAGCGGGAAGCCTCAGAAGCCGCAGGGCATCACATTCCACTGGTCGTGGAGAACGTCTGCGGGGCGCAGAAGTGGGTGGGGCGCGCTCGCTGGCATTACGGGAGCTTCTACCTCTGGGGCGATGTGCCGGCGCTGATGCCGATCACGATCATGCGTGCAAAACGTCCCGGCCATGACTGGAATCGCTTTAAAGAAACGGGTGAAGTCTCGCCGCACTGGCGCACAAATGGCGAGGATTCCGTGAGGGAATATCCGCAGTTTGCGAAGGCCACGAGGGGACACGGGCAGAATCCAGATGGGCGGAAACAGAAGGGCAAGGTTGGCAGTCAGAGCACGGCCCGCAAAGCCGCCTCCGCGCACATCGCCAAGATTCCATATGCACTCGCTCGTCACATTGCTGAAAGTTGGAATCCATGACTCACGGACTACGCTGGACCAATCAAGAATATGAAGCCTATCGCCGGCGCATGGATGGCCTCGCGCCGCCCGTGACGACCATCGGCGTTGGCGCGTCGATTCGCCGCGAGGCTGACCGCCTCTATCCTGACCACTTCATGGAACTCTGCGCCGCGGCTGGCTTGCCGATGCCGGCGCGCGAAGTGCTCCTCATTCCCGGCCGTGATTTCAGATTCGATTATGCGTGGCCATTGCTGCATATTGCCGTTGAGCAGCAAGGCTTCCGCGACCACAGCACGCGCAAAGGACTGGCCCGCGATTACGAGAAGCTGAATCTGGCGCAGTCGCTGAACTGGAAGGTGTATCAGTTCACGCCGAAGCAGTTGCAATCCGTGGATACGATTGAGTGGTTACGCGTGCAGTTGAGTCGTGTAGAATGATTCCGGCGCGCGGGTGAATCCCTTCGCGCTGGTCCTAGCACCCAACGCGGTCCGGGTAGCTCCCGGCGTAAGTCTCCACTTGGCTACAGACAAGTCGGAGAGCCGCGTTGTGATGCGTCCTCTGTAGAGGTGCCTATGTCCGGTTCAAATGGTCATCGCACGTCCCCGCCTGTTCCCGCTCGTGCTGTCTCCCTTCGCGAAGCCACTCACATTCAGATTCGCCCCGTGCACTGGCTCTGGAAAGAGCGCATCGCGCTTGGCACGCTCTGCCTCGTCGGCGGGCGCGAAGGCATCGGTAAATCCCTCTTCGCCTATTCACTCGCGGCGCAATTGACGCGTGGCACGCTGCAAGGCGTCTATCAGGGCCAGTGTCGGGCGGTCATCATCGCTGCCACGGAAGATAGCTGGGAACATACCATCGTGCCGCGGCTCATGGCGGCCGGCGCGGATCTCTCCCTGGTCTATCAGGTCCATGTCACCACGGTGCACGGCGCAGAAGTCTCGCTCTCGCTCCCTGCGGACCTCCAAGAATTCGAGCGCGTCGTGCGGGAAGTGGATGCCGGCCTGATTCTCATGGACCCGTTGTTGTCGCGTCTCAGTGTGAAAATTGATACGCACAAAGATGCGGAAGTCCGCACGGCGCTTGAGCCCATTGTGGCCATCGCTGACAAAACCCATGCGAGCGTGGTGGGCCTCATGCACGTCAATAAATCCGGCAGCACCGACCCGCTCACGATGCTCATGGGATCGCGCGCCTTCACGGCCGTCGCGCGCACCGTGCTCTTCGTGATGAAAGACCCGGACGATCCCACGAAGTGTCTCGTCGCGAACGCCAAGAACAACCTCGGGCGGATGGACCTCAAAAGCCTCCGCTTCGAAATTCGCGAAATCGTCGTCTCGGAAACAGACGAAGGCCTCATCAGCACGGCACAACTCGTGTGGTGCACGGACTCCGAGCGCACCCTTCAAGAAGCCCTCGACGTCAGCACTGATTCACATGGCGAGCAGACCGCACGGAAAGAAGCCGCTGGCTGGCTCAAGGATTTCATCGCCAGTCGAGGCGGCACCGTCGAATCCAAAGACGCGAAAGCCGAAGGCCTGAAAGCCGGCCATGCGACCGCCACCCTGAAGCGCGCCGGCGAGGATCTCCGTATCAAAATCGAGGATATTCCCGGCATCTTTCCGCGCCGCACCCAGTGGTCCTTGAGCCAACAGGCGCCCGGATCGTCCCCTAAACAGGACGATTTGTTGATCATGTAGCCAGTTGGACCACAGTCAGTCCGTCCATGAATCGTGAGCCAACTGAGCCAACTGTGAGCCGACTAGTAAGTCCTTTATATATATATAATTATACAAACCCTCCCCCCAGTGGGCTCAAGGTTCTCCCACTCTCCAGAGACCTGAGCCCACAAGGCTCGGCACTTTCCATCCATGCCCGTTCGTTTTGCCGTGCTATTCTCCTTGACAAACCCGATGTCAAACCCGAATCCACCGAAGCGGGACAACTTCCCGTCGAAGACTGGTGGCCCAGGCCGTCCGAAAGGCAGCCGGAATAAAGTCACGCGCGAACGCTGGGACGAAGAGATTCGCGACCTAGCACTGTCCAACATCATCGACGCCTTCACGGCGGTGCATGGCAACAAGCGATCGTTCACGTTGCGCGAGTTGCGCGCGATGCCGGAACGCATGCAGCGGGCGATTAGCAGCGTGAAAGTCCGCACAGAAAATCTCACGAGCGGTGACGGTGAGACGGACACGACGATTGAGATCAAGTTGTGGGACAAGACGCGGGCGCTCGAGCTCGGTGCGCGGGCGAATGGGTGGTTGAAGGATAAAGTGGAAGTGACGCTGCCGGAAGAGCAGTTGTCACGGCTGGACCGCGCGAAGGAACGATCGCGCAAAGGGGAATGACGCATGAAGTTAAAGCGCGTGATTCAATGCACTGTTTGTCCAAGCCCTGACGGGCGAGGCCGCAACGCCGTGCATTATCGACTCATCGGCCAGTGGTGGTATTGCGTGCGTTGTATTCGCGAAGGACGCATTACTAGACGCCGATGAGCGAAGCTGCGCGCACGGGGGAAAGACGCATGATGAGACGTAAAGCACAGCGCCGACAGAGCGGCGGGCGACGGGATGAAACCAAGCGTGGCCGTGATGATCGCGACGGTCGCCGGCAGCAGACCCGTCGCGTGGAGCTGCGCGCACGGGGGAACGATGAGTGAAATCATCATCGATTATAAATGGCATGCTCCTGGCGACCGTGAAGTAGTGGACTGGGATAGGCGCGACGGAAAGACTTATCGCGACGTGCCAATTGTTTATCTGCGCGAAGTGACCGCACGTGATTACATGGCCGCATTCCCAGACGCAAGTCCTATCTTCCATCCCGCCGCACGATTCTGGGAAGTCAGCGTTGACTGAAGCCGCGCTCGTCTCACGTAACTTTGAAGACGAGCTCCACGACTGGTGCGGCGAGCTCTACGCTGACCCGCTGGCGTGGGTCCGCGGCGCCTTCGCCTGGGGCGAACAAGGCCCGCTCGAGCCATACAGCGAGCCTGATATCTGGCAGATGGAATTCTTCGAATGGCTCGGGCATGAAATCAGACTGCGCAAGTTCAACGGCGTCGATGCCGTCATGCCGATCCGCGCGGCCGTCGCCAGTGGCCACGGCATCGGCAAAGGCGCCCTGACGGGCATGCTGGTCAGCTTCCTGATGTCCACCAGGCGCAACGCCAAAGGCGTCATCACAGCGAACACGGGCCCGCAGCTGCAGGACAAGACGTGGCCGAGCATCACGACGTGGGCGAAGCGGGCGATTACGGCGCACTGGTTCGAAATCAACACGAGCATCATGTATCGCAAGGGCTATCGCTCGGAGTGGAAGGTGAGCCCACAGACGTGCGACCCGGAGAACTCCGAGTCATTCGCCGGCCAGCACAATGCGGCGAGCACGAGCTTCTATGTGAACGACGAAGATTCGAACGTCCCAGAGATTATCCACGAGGTGCAGGAAGGCGGCCTGACGGACGGTGAGCCGATGCACTTTCTGTTTGGCAACCCGACGCGTCGACGCGGCAGCTTCCATGACATCGTGTTCGCGGGTAAGGGCCGCGGCTGGAAGACGTGGACCATCGATGCCCGCGATTGCAAGTTTCCGAACAAGGATCTGATTGCGGAGCAGTTAACGGAGTGGGGCGAAGAGAGCGACCGCTTCCGGGTGCGCGTGCGAGGCTTGCCGCCGAACGCGGAAGATGCGCAGTTCATTGACTTCATGCGGGTGCGAGACGCGCAAAAGCGGAAGGTGGAGGTGTTGGATGACGAGCCGCTCGTGGCTGGATGTGACTTGGCGTGGGGTGGAAAGGACAGTAACGTCATACGCTTTCGACGAGGTCGAGACGCGCGTAGCATCCCTGCTATCCGCATTGCCGGCGAACTCACACGTGATCCTTCGGTGCTCACCAATCGTCTCTCAGATGTATTGGCTGGCTCCTATGGAGGGCACCGAGTCGCTATGCTCTTCTTGGATTCCGCTGGTATTGCCGGAAGCGTGGGCACTCGACTCAGAGAACTCGGATTCAGCAACCTCCTTGAAGTGAACTTCGGCGCGGACAGTCCCGACCGCAAGTTCCGCTACATGCGGGACATGATGTGGGGCCGGATGAAGGATTGGCTGCTGAACGGGGCGATTGACACCAGTCCACGGCTCGAGAGCGACCTCACGGCGCCAGGACTGCGGGAAGACTTGCAGCAACGGGTGTGGCTGGAGAGCAAGAAGGAAATGAAGGCGCGCGACGTGCCGAGCCCGGATGAAGGGGATGCGCTGGCGCTGACGTTTGCGCAGACGGTGGCACGGAAGCCGAAAGAGGCGCCCGTGCCGACGCCGCAGTTTACTGGCTTCGGGCAGTCATGGATGGGATGAAATGAAGATGCCCTTTCGTTCCTATGCGCGCCATCTCGTTGAACAACGCAAGCGCTGGCCGATCCGCACAAGTTATTGGAATTTTGTCTGGGGCATTGATGACTCATTACCGCGCGCAGAGGGCTGGTTGATTGCGTTCAGTCTCCTGTTCTGGGGCGTTATCGCGCTCGGCGTGGGATGGGTGCTATGGCGAATCATGGTAGAGTCATTCAAAATTTCGTAATGTTCCGATTGCCAGACCTCCCCATTGTCGGCTACAGCACGACGCGCGAGCGGGCGCTCACGGACAACATTCAGGAATTCATTCGCCAAATGGAGCGGGACCGGCCGCGGCTGCTGGCCATCGTGTGCGAAGGGCGCGAGAAGTGGCGGCGCGTGGCGGGCGACATCTGGCGCGGATATCGGATTGGCGAAGAGGACGGCACACTGAACGCCATTTACGATTACTTCCTGCTGTTGGCCTGTCCCCCGCGGGTGCAGGTGCAATTGCTGAAGCATGCGAAGAATGCGCTGAAGTGGCGGGAGCTGACGCGGCGAGCGATGCCGGGGATTGAAGCGGAACGGGAGCAACTGAAAGCCATGAAGCGCTGATGCCCA